TAGAAGTATTTTGTGATTTAAATAATGGGCCAAGATATGAGAGATTTGATATGTATGAATCTGAAAGGATATCAAACTCACCTATTTTTGAAATATATACGGAATACTTAGTTGAACTTGACTTCAAGCAGACTGCATACTCTGTATTTGAACCTTCTAAGTACACTGGAGAACCAAACTCAAATGTTGTTGCTAATGAACCATCAGAAGATGTTTGTATTTCTGCAGGATTTAGTGCAATCCTTGATCCAGGAACAATTTTATCAGATGGAACACCATTCTTCATCGGTCTTATTTGAATTTCAACTGGTATTCCAGTAACATCCTTTGTTCTGAAGTAAACATCACATCTTGTTGCAAATATTCCATGATCATCTTCAACTTTAAATACTTGTGCAAGTGGATCACACCAGGCGACAGTATTTTCAAGTGATGTTTTATTTGAAGCACCAGATGTAACCTCAGTATCAATTCCATTTCTGACAAGACTTTCAATAAATTCGTGTCTATTTTGAGATATTGGATTTCTAATAGATACCATATCATCATATACAGTTTCTAGAATACCGGAAGAGAAATATGATGTTTCTGCAACAGATGTTGATATATTTTCATCATTATCTTCATCACTGTTTAGAGTAAATACCTTCTCTCCTGATTCGAATTTTGGATTTATAGATCTTGATGAATCTGGAATATAGAAGCTGCCTGTGAGACAGGTAGTGGCATCTGATACCAATGATGTGCTTAATATAGTTGCTTGTGCTCCACTATCTCTTCCTGTGAGAAGCATACCAACTTCCACCCATCCATGATATCCAACTTCAGCATAATTTGATAGTGAAACTGTATCTACATTCAGTATTGTTGACGTTGAAGAATAGTTATCAGGGATGATTCTGACATTATATGGATCCTCTGCATACAATTTGGTTGGAGCATTGTATGGACCTTCTTTGTGATTTGCTTTTGCGACTCTAAATGAAATACGAGCAGATTCACTTGTTTTCTGATCTAAGCCATTTGAAATCATAATACCATCAACAGTTTCTCCAACCTCAAACGTACCATTTAGCATCGATATTTCCAACATTTTTGGAACACAATACTTACTGACATCTTTACCATCAAAGAATGCATACATTCTTGTTCCTGGCTTTATGTTTTTTGCCTCGAAGTGAATATTTTTTGATTTTGTACTCAAACTTATTTTTTTAATAATCTTATCTTGAACTCTATGACCAGAACCAGGATTTGGCTTTAAAGTATTGACATGATTATTGATTCCAACTGTCGCTTTCCCTTCTTCTTGAGTTATTGATGAATTTTTATATTTTGCTGCAGAGTATTCATTCAATGAATAATTTTGACTTACTCCAATCCAATTCTTTTGCCAAGAATTCCAAATATTTGGCTCAAATCCATCTTGGGTATCTACACTTCCATTTTTTCTAATATCAACCCAAGAACTTGAGCTCGGAGTAATATCTACAAATCCCTGCCAGAAATTGGTTATAAATGGGGTAACACTCTCAGTCCTTGTAGCAAACATTTGAGAAAGCCATTCAACGTCAGAATAATCTAAAGTTACTATATTATTCTCTCTCTTAATATTAACTCCCTCTATCTCGGATAGTGATAAATCTTCTCCTGGGGCTATTCCAGTCACAGGTCCTGGAATAAAATCAACTGATGTTGTATAGTGGCTTGGCCTCAATTCGTTACAACTTTCGTCAATGCTGTTGTTGATTGGAATGGAATCGTCTTGGGATTTAAATGTTGTAAAGTCATCAACAAAGAAGCCAGATTTAAATCTGTCTTGACCAGTAGAGTCTTCTACAAACAAATTTGCTGCTTTTGTTTCTAGTACTGATAATGTTGTGTACTTTTCTAGGCTCTCAATTCTATCTTCTAATTTCTTTATGTCACTCATAGTGTATCTCTTATTTTCAGAGATAGTAATTGAGCTATCCTCTGTATCATAAAGATACGGGGGCATATTGATAGTAGCAATTTCTAAAGTACCATCTACTTGATCTGGTCTTTCTGGATTGTCAGAAGGAACTCCATACTTAACCTGCATCTTCCCCGTTTTTGTCAGGAAAATGCTATCTATTCTTCCTCTGTAGTAAGCCAAGTCAATAGAAATTTGCTCTCCTGATGCTAAAATATTTTTTGCAGTATTTCCTTGCTGAGAAAAGCTTCTTCCAAAAAATTCTAGTGGAGAGCGTTCTGATGTTTCGTCATAAGTAAAATCAGATACTCTAGGTCTGATATCGATAATATCTGTGTTTCTAATTCCATCGATAGATGGAATTTCTGACCCATAATTAAAAGTTTGGTATGAATTTACAGTGGTAATATCACCATCATCTGTGGAATCATGGTAACCAACTGAGTAATAAATTTTTAACCTCTTGCTTGGGGAATTAGCATCTGTTTTTCTCTTTATAGTTCCATAATTATAGAATGTTTTTTCCTGACCACTCGAGTATGTGTAATTTGAAGATATATCAAAACTTTCAGCGACTACATTATTGACTACTGCTGTGTGGTCTGAATCAGAGAAGATTACTTGTTCTCCAATTCTAAACTTTGTATCATTTTTATATAAAATAGAAATGTCTGTGGGATTGGTAAGTTTTTCCGCAAGAATTGCAACAGCTCCGCTAATTTGTCCTACTATAGTTTCTCCAGCTATCAGTTCGCTTGTTGTTGAAGACTGAGTACTCAATGTTATAAGTGAAATCATTGGACAAGATGCATTAACCGTACTTGATGCAGATTCAAATACGCCATGTATCTCTACGATATCTGGTTTATTTAAGGATATAATTTCATCTTCTACTCTGGTTCCAAATGGATATGTATTGTAATCTAAGTTATTTGGAGCATGAGATAACTTTGTCTTATCAATGACAATCGAATCAACTCTATTCAGTATCTTTGCTTTTGAAGTCGGAGCAGTCTTTTCTAATGTCGCAATAAGAGTAGCTCCTACATCATCAGATCCTAAATTAGAGAAAATAAGAGACTTTGAGTCTAAAGAAAGCTGTAATTTTGAAAAATCTAATTGCTCTGTAGTCCCATCAGATCTAACTAAGGAATATCTCTCTGGGTTGAACTGCAAAAATACTTCATTAGTACCTGCAGTAGGTGTTGTATTTGTCTCTACAGTATTATTTGTGATATTTACTGTATATGTTTTTCTAATTGTAATGGATGAATCTTCTAAATTTACCGAAGAAATATTTTTCTTTGTCAACTCTGTGTATAAAGAATCTTCTGATGAGTCACTTACTTTGACCAAATCACAACTAAAATCAACAGTAGCTCCATCTTTTGAAAGCAATGATTTTACTTCTGACAATCCATAATTTGTTATTGATGATATAGTTATATCACTTTCTAGACCATCAAAATACAGTTTTTCACCATCTTCAAAAGTTCCTTTTATACCATATACAGTTATAGAGCTACTGGAAGATACACTATCTCTTAAAAATGCAGTTGCTCCACTATTACTACCCCTTATAAATGTTGGAGTGTCATAAGTTACTGACGAGCTTAAAGTTACAGTTGAAAATATATCAATATCATAAAGAGAAATACCCCACTCATTATCATCAGAATTGGCATTATATGTACTTGATGTTAATCTAAAATCGTAAACTCTCGCAACACCAATCTCCATTCCAGCTTCACCTGTAGAAGAAGCAACTACAGCATTCCTCAAACTTACGTGATATCCATTTCCAATTCCTATGGTTGGCAGTCCATATAATTTTTTAATAATTAAAGTGCTTCCAGTATTAAAGGAAATCAATTGATCTGTTAGAGATTTGCTAACTCTTGGCTTCTGCACATCAATCATCACTGGTGATGTCGTTTCAACTTCAAATCCCCTAACTATAGCTTTTCCTGGAGAAACTTTATATATTGCCAAGTCTTCTGATGGAGAACCACCACTTGGAGTGAATTGGTCTACATCAAATAATCCTCTATTTCCTATTTTGTTATCAAGAGAATCTTCTACGCTAACTTCAAACGGTTTTGTATAAAAATTGCCAGATTGAATAAAGCTTCTATTTGCAACCGCATCAGATATTCCATCCCTAATTCCAGTTCCTGATGTGGATATATTACTATTTACTTTTAAAATTCCATTTTCTACTATTGCAAGCTCAATAAAATTAGTGTCATCTAGATCATCTAATCCTTTCTTAAATAAACTTGCAGTAATTTTTAATCTGTCTGCTCCAGGAGATGAGTAGTTATTAAATCCTTGAGAATTGTCATTGAGAGACTCATCAATATCAGCAGTAACAATTTCTTCACTGATTAATAGTCCTACTCTATAGTTTGGTCTATCTGAATATTGATCTAAAATTAAATATTCCTTATCTACTGCTACAAAGTTTCCTCTTACGAAGTAAACACCACTTTCTATTTGGAATACTGAACCAGTTGCTGCAGCACCATTCGAAATTGTTGTGGCGAATGGAGATCCTTGTTGCACAAATGGATTTGCAAAAAGAGTTGATGTTAGTACATCATCAGAAACTAACTCTTCTCCGTCTGAGAATGTTTGAGTTGAGTTATTTTGGGTGCTTGAGCTTAAATAATTGACGTATAATGTCAATAATCCTCTTTCAGATTGATCAGCAGGCAATACAAAATCAACATAAGCAGAAACTCCTGATGTCAATCCAGTTATTCTAGATCCAACAACCTGATCAATGTACGCAGAAACTGGAACGCCCAAGTATGTCGCATTTATCTGCACACAGTAATATAATTGAGAGTATCCAGTATTTCCCGGAATAACTTTGGATCCTTCCTTGAAAAAATGCTGACCAAATTTTTCAATCTGATCTTGCATTATTGACTGAAGAGTTGTTAGCTCTCTAGCTTGAACAGGATATCCTGGTTTAAATAGAACCCGATGATAGTCATTAAGAGAATTAAAATCGTCAAAGTAAGGCTCTACGTTGAGATTGGTTTGCTGTGGCATAATCCTTTAGAATTGCAAGATGACCTTTATATCTTCTTTTTGATTTTGCGATCTAGTAATAGATGGCCTATTATCTACGTAAATTATATCTCCAGAATATTTTTTAACCTCTGGGAGAGATAAACCGCCAAAAAATTCTTGACCAAGATAGTAAGTTCTATTATTTATTGTGGTAGAAATACCCGAAAAATTGGTATCAATATCCAAACTTTGACCAGATGATGGAACAATAGTTAAACTACCTCCAGATTCTGGGGTATTTGTAAATTCTAATAATTCCAACCCATACTGTGGATTGGCTACAGCATCACCAGAAACCGTAAATCCATGAGAGGTTCTATCTTGCCAATACTTCAAGACTCCTGTAACTTGATCATAACTAATAACTCTACCAACAGCAGTCTTATTTGTTCCTACAGTTTGTGTAATAGTTGAATTTGGAGTAAAGGATGCAGTATCAAAACCAACCCCAGTCAATTTCAATGCATAAACAGCACTGGCTTTATCTAAGGTTAAGATAGTATTATCAGTTTGTCTCGGATTTGCTACGATGCCAACTCTAGAAATTTGATTCCCGGAAATAAAATCTGGGTTTGATTGATCATTCTCTATTCTAGAATAGAGTAATACATTATATGCTCCCAACTCTTTATAAATGTCTGCACCATGTCCACCCTGTGGTGACATTATTACATCAAATACTGGTGTAACAGTTCCATCTGGAACAGATCCTGCACTTAAATCTACAGTTCCGTATGTATAATTCTGCCCTTGATTTGAAATTGTTATTGACTCAACTTTTCTATCATTATTTGTTATAATAGTACACTCTGCTCCTGTACCATCACCAGATATCGGAACCCTGGTAAATTCGGTTCCTCCAATAGGACCAATCCCTTCCCCTCTATTGAGTATAACTACAGTCTTAATAGATCCATTTACAGCATTATTTCGCACAGAGTCATTATCTGGTCCGCTTTCCCAGTCTTCTGGGACAGGAATAAAATCTGTCGATTCAAATTTTATAATATCATTTGGCTTAATTGTATACAAATATTTCCAAATATATCCATCTCCACTACTTCCAGCAGCTCTAGGTTCTAGATCCGTGAAAAGTGGCTCATCCAATGATGGCTTTCCGCTTGGGTTATCCGGCGTAGTTCCATTTTGCAGACAAATATATACTTTATATTCACTGTTTACAACATAAAAAGATGAGTTGTATAAATTAGTGGCTCCAGATATTTTTGCAGTATTTGATCTGTTATAATCATGTCTATACATGTCATAAGTTGTACCAGAGTTCCATGGCCTTCTTACAACAACTCTCCTTATATCGGAAGAGCTTATCCTCTTCATTGCAATCATTGTATCCCAATAATTATTCTCTTCATCAAAATTATCTTTTGGTGAAGGCGGGCTTACATTCCAATCAGATTGATATTCTGTTGAGTTTGGGAGACCAATAAATGAGTAATAAGAATTGTTAGAAGACTTTACTTCATTGACAAAATTCTTTGCATTTAAAATTCTAATTTGGTCCGTGATTATTGCTGCCATTACACAAAGGTTTTTATTTATTTATTAACCAAAAAGTGTATCTTTGCGAGGATAAACAGATCCACTATCACCTCTTATCCCTACACTGTTATCAATATATCCAGATTCATTCCTTGGGTTTTCTATGTGTAGCATCTTGTTCTCACTGCCATCCTTTGATGTTGGTATAGTCAATAGATCGTATATACTATGGTTTTCTAAATATGCATTCAGATCGTCTTGAGTAAATCTATATGAACCAGATGCAAGCAATGCTGCCGCTCCCGAAACTTGTGGAGTTGCAGCACTCGTTCCAGTACTTACATAGAAATAATGACCACCAGAAGAATATGATGCTGCATTTTCAAATGAAGCTGCTGATCGTGCTACCCCACATATTATTAATTCTCCTGGAGCATATACACCAACTCCTGGTCCATAATTTGAGTCATCCCATATCCCAAGATCAGAGTTTGCACCAATAGCACCTACAATGGTTACTGATGTCTCTGGAGAAGCTGGGAAAGAACCTTTATTGTATGGAAATAGTCTATAACCTTGTGCTTCGTCTGAATCTAGAATTGCAATATGATTATTCCAATCACTTCCTGTCTCCTTATCAATTTTTAAATCAGTATTTCCGGCTGATGTGCAAACAATTATTCCATCATCTATTGCATCCTCTAAATCAGCAACTAATGATGTACTATACAATGGATAACTATCAACACCAAAGGTTATTCCAAAATCTGCTGCAAGTCCAGCTTCTGTCCAACCAGATGGTCCCGGATTTCCTGCATTATAGTTTGTTATATTTGATACATCTGGCCCCGAAAGAATTGCCACTATATCAGAAAGCTCTAAATCATAAGTCACATTTCCGTTAGCATCAACTCTTTTTGCTGTTGGCGTCGAAGTGCTAAAACTTGCATTAAAAACAGTTGGATTTTGTTTCCCAGTCTCGGGGTTTATTGGTTTATATCTGTGAAAAGCACGTAGATAATCCATTAATAGATCATTTCTTATATATTGACCACTTTTGTAAGTTCCAATACAAACTAAACTATAAATGTTTGATTCTTTTGCCCAGCCATAGATTTTTCCAGCAGCGATCGATGCCATACTATACCCGTGATCATTGATGGAATTTGCAATCTGCTCCGCTAGTGTGTAGTACTCAATAGTTCCAGATCCACCATATTGATTATCTGAAAATATTAAGTTTAAACTGGCCTGATCCCAAGTTGTGTCAAAGTCATCTAGATATTGATTTAGTTCATCAAACCATTGGTATTGAACAAATCTATTTGTTGAACCATCAAGACTATACCATTCCTCCGAATCATATGCGATTGGACTATCTCCAACAACTATATCAACATGCCTACCATCACCAAAAACAGTAACATCTCCAGTTAATGCTCCTGTAGCATCTTTACCATATACACCTTTTCCAGTAGTTGGACCGGCACAATGTGGTATTGCCCAACTTTGACTTGTAAGTGTAAGCCCAGATCCTTTATAAAAAGTTCCAGAATTTGCGTCAACATCGACGTTGTATGGAACTCTATTTACAAAACCGTCTTCTTTAAACTCAAAATCTTCTACAAGGGCAACATCCCATACTCTAGGGTCTTCTTTAAGTTTTGTTACCTGATATGGATCTAAAAAATAATTAGTGTTTCTGCTCAGAGGTCTCTTCAATTCTCTTTTATACCCACTCTCTTCCATTTCCGCGTAAAAATCTTCTAGATCTTCGCGATTGTATAGTGTTACAACATATAACTTTTTTTCCATATCATCCCTCTAACACTAGATATGTGAGCGTAACTGTTATCTGTTGATCAGAGCCACTTTTATTTGTTATCGCCAGTGGAATATTTGACCCTGATTCGCACCAGCCAAATACGCCTGGTGTCATTTTTTGTTCCTGTGCTCCTGTAGTAATTACCTCAGCAATTACTCCAGACCCTGGTTGAGGGTCTGTGTTTTCATCCCTTGTAGAATCACTTGTTCTGCTTGCAGTATCTACATAAAGTCTTACCCAAGCCGCAGCAGATGTCTCTATCTTATATAAAATATAAGTTTTCCCGACCGCTATCTCTTCTGTATCATTAGTCTCCCCATCGACAATCGTTGAAGTAGTTTGAATAGATTTAGATTGTCTGGCCAATAATGTGGGAATAGATGTGTTTTCATCTAAAAGCTCGGTCCAATTGCCACCATGAGCAAAATATCCCTTCCCTGTGCCATGGGCATGTGCAAACATTCCATGATATGTTGATGCGTCTGGTAAGCTAGCTATATCTGTGAATACATTTGAAAAATATACCTTTCCCTCAGCTTCAACATCTCCATATACTTTAATTCCATCACTAGTAGTTCTAAATTTATGATCACCGTTATAATATAGGTCTGCATGACCCCAAGAATCATCAAATTTGGCGAAAGTTCTATTATTTGCTAAACTTTTAAACACAACATCGTCTGTTTCAAATAAAATACCGCCAGGTCCTGTGTATTTAATATTTGCTGTCTGTACATTGGCGAATCTAGAAGCGTCATAAATAGGAACCACACCCATTGTAAAGTCACTTCCAATGTCAACATTGAAACCTTCAGGAAGAGAAATGCCGTGATCGGCCTCAATTTTTGCACTTGCAACAGCACCTCTACTAGTTACAGTAGAAAGGGTGTCTGTCTCTGTATATGAACTTAAGTAGCCTGCTTGTGCATGATCGCCCCAACCATATGCAGTATTCCAATTCGACACTTCAGTATCTGTAATCTGAATAGTCGTGTTAATTGGGGTGTTTGTTAAGCTGTTATAGTCACCGTCAAATAGTTGACTTGTTTGAGCATATCCAGTGAGATCAGCTGAAGTTAGGTAGTTACTTAGCTCTGTTTTTAGAGCAAAGGTGCTAGTATCTAATGAGATATCTGTCCCATCTCCAAGACAATTATATATTTCTTGAAAGTTAGCATTTATACCAACTCCAGCTTCTCTGAGAGTACTTCCTGTGCCATCATTTGCTACTGTTCCTGTGTTTATGCCAAATCTAGACATTTCTCATCTATACTGCGATATTTGTATTTATGGCTGATAAAAATCAAAAAGTATATTTAAAATAATCTATATCTTTTTCAAAAAGTTTTTCGACTACCTTCTTGTCATATCCAGAATATATTTCTTTATATTTGTCTGGAGTATTCACTCTATTTAAGTGTTTTTTTCTAATACTTATCTTACCATCGGTTTGCTCTCTGATTTTAACTACCGCTTCATCCATTTCCTCTACTTTATAAATGTAGTCTGCAATTACATTTCCTTCTCTATCTTCAAACCAATCTAACTGACATTTTGTTCTTAATGGATGTATACAAGTATCACTTGAATATGATAGTCTATCAATAAAGCTGGCGAATGACATTTTATTCTTAGACTCTACACCTTCTTCACGAGTATATAATGAATACACTCTTGCCCAAGGATTTCTAACAGAGCCAAACTTGTACATCTCATTAAAAAGTTTTTTTGATGCATTAAAAATATCTTCATCAGATGGATGAAAATTTGTCGTCGGATAATTTGAATTTGTGCCCAGATTGCAGGTGAGCAAATATGGATATATTATATCTCTTAGTTGATTAAGAGTTAAGTGAGGATTTTTTATAAAATGATTTCCTCTACTAGCTACTTGATCCCTTATAGATGTTGTCCCAGTCTTTGGGATTGCTACAAAAATACAATTTAAAGGAAAATTGATAGCTTCATTAATACTATTAAAGTCTTTACAATATAGCTTCATATCAAATAATTTATTTGTATTTATCCGGTGTAATTATTATATTTTAATGGTATTGTTCTTCTAACCATTGCAGAAGTTGAAATCCCAGCATATCCATCTAATGCATATGCATTATACGAGTAGTTTTTAATCCTACCATCAAGAATTACCTTACCCCAACTATAATGTCCTATAAAATTGGAGGTACTAATAGTTCCGGTGTAAACTGGGCCACTATTTTGACTGCTTGGAACGCTATCAAATTTAGTACTATCACTATCAAAAGAGAATAGACTGGAATCAAAACGATCGCGGTCAAGTATTCCATTAGGTGTTATATTACAGTATACTCTCCTTACAGTTATTGTAATACCATTTAGTTGCTTATCAACATTCTCTGCACTTTCAACCACAAAAATAGAGTCAAGATATGAATCTGTTTTTGCAACTACTGCACCTGAGTTGTGATCATAAGAGATAAGAGGGTATAAATCTGGATCAGCAGAAACTATGGAATTACTGACTGAGAAATAATCTCCGGCAGACAATTCGCTAACCGTGATAGGAGTTTCATTAATTGAGCTGTCTCTCAGTGGAGAATCTTCTGGTATATAAAGATCAAAAATTATTTTATTTGATGTAGTTGTTGTGACACCAAACCCAACAATAATACCATAGTCTCCTGAATAAGATGTAACATCATTGCTTTCAACTTTTACCTCATCTTGAGATATTAGTGTAACTTCATTTTGGAAAGAAATGTCTATATTATTTTCATTTTTGGAATTAAATGTTGGTCTTAGACTATCAACATAAACAACAGTTTGCCCAATACCAACAGAACCGATTATATAAGATATTGGATTTATTGATGCCTCATATAGCTCTCTATCTTTACCGACGAAAACATCATCAATAATTTTATCTTCAGTTTGCTTAGTCCAAGTTATAGGACGTAATAGAGATTCCTCATCAATATTTCCTGGTCCATAATATGGATTTGTAATCACAACATTTGTTGATGTAACCTCTGTTGCTACACGTATATCTTCTTTTAAGAATTCTTTTTGACCAACTGAGGGGTCATTGATTATTTGAAGATCATCCCCCGCCTTAACCGTCTCAATAATGTTTCTTGGAATTACATCAACATCACCACTTCCTTTATAGAATAAAATCTCAACAGTATCTTCTTTTTTCAATGGCTCTGTAAATTGAATTGTACTTCCTCCATTAAAAATATACCCCTCTCCTGGTATCTGAAGAATATTATTGACAAATACAAGTAATACATTTTTAACATCAATTGAAGATCCTCTATTTGAAATAATTGATTTCTCAATATTTGAACTCAATAGAGGAAATATTGTGTTTTCTCCGTCAATGAATCTTTCAATATTATCAAGGACTTCCAATTCCCCAAATGTCCATCCACTAAAAGTATCCGAAATGGTTTTGTCAACAGTTATAACAAATTCTTCAAAATTTGAGTTTGTTTCTATACCAACTGCGGTGGATGTTGGAACAGTTAATTTGTCTCCAACATTATACCCATAACCAGTATTTGTTATTGAAAAATCTATTACTTTAGATTCCTGCCCAACTATAATGTTTATAGATGCTCCCTGTCCAGACCCAGTAGAATTTGCTGAGTAAATCAAAGGCAAATCATAGTAATTTAGTGGATCGTCAAATTCAATTCTAGGTGCAGCTGAATATCCACTACCTGGATTTGATATATTCACACTAGAAACTTTTCCATCAACAATATTCGCTGTACCAATTATCTGAATATCATCGGGATCATTAATGGCACTTACGTTTACAGTTTGCAAACCAGCTCTATATCCAGATCCAACATTATCCATTGTTATGGAATCAATTTCTCCGCTAGAATTGATAGTTGCAAATCCTCCAGCAGTTATAAGTGGTTGATATCCTAGACCTTCTGATGAGCCAACTGATACAATCAAACCACCTCTAGGGAAACTTGATATACCAACATCATTTGTAATTGTCCTACTATTTCCTGTAAATTTGACGGTTGATATTCCAGAAGCATCAGAAGTCAATATATCACAATTTACTCTTCCTGGATATTGGAATACATCATTAACAATAACTATGCCATTTTTTATTCCACTTACATTCGAGCTATTAGATTTTAAAACAAATTCATTTTGTGTCGAATTAAACTGGTCAGATATATCATCGAAAATATAATTTGTAGTATATGTTTCACTACTTGTATTTGGTATACCTGATCTTAAGAAAATTCTTCCACTAAAATTGGAGCTAGTTGATATTCCAGACCAGTCTCTTTCTTCTGGAGACCCAGTAGATGTTGAAAATGGTAATCTTCCATATGGTGCTCTTACAAAGTTTAATGTATTATCAACAATATTATAATTACCATTTAATTTGGTTATAGTTGAGCCAGCAGAGTGTGGAGATATCTTTGTTCCCAACTGAGTTCTTCTAACACGTACATTTTCTGGAGATCCGATCCCAATACTTTCAATCATCATAATTTCGTCATTGACTCTAATCAAGTCAGTTCCAAAAAATCCAGTCGTATCATCAAATCGAATTATATCACTTGTTGTAAATACATCTTGAGTTACTGATGCTGTCTTTTTAGATTCTACAATTGGTGATTGTATTACATTGTCAATTGTAAGAAGAGCTTTTGTATTTTGATTATTAGCTACAATTCTATGGGCCGAACCAACACCATAATTTACAAATTTTATAAACTCCGGTGTTGACTTTAGAGCATTTTCTGCACTAGAAGCAAATCTAAGCGTATTGTCTGGAAGCTTAATTGCAAATATATCTTGTGGCAACCTATCAGTGACACCAATTCCAGCAAAAGATGTTGGTTCTATCTCGATTGCCTCAAAAATTGAATTTGGACTTCCTGGAACATATTTAATTGACTCTCCAGTGACAAAGAAGTGAGTATTGATATTAAGTTTATCATCAGCAATATTCACAATATCTTGATCTTGACTATCAAAAGTTCTTTCAAATATTTTTTCTCCGGAGTTATATAATTCGAAAGATTTCTTTATATCAGAGTGTGTTCCTTCATAGATACCGCCGTAACTTCTAATACTGC